CTTCCTCCTCTTCGGGTACAAGAGCATCATTCGTTAATGAGCCTTGTATAACTGAATGAAAGGTTTGTGCTGCTGCACGTAGAACATCAGAGCGTTTTCCAAGAGTCTGAATCTCAGCCTCTACTTCAGCAAGATACTGAAAAGAAACTTTAGCTTCATCACTAAGCTGCTCTACATCATACAGACCTTCGTCTGTTTTGTAAGTCCAGTTGCTCATAGAGCCTCCTCTTCTTCGATCACATCAAATTCATCTACGTTACCATAAGGCACTAGGTCAACAACCTGAACCTTCTGAAGGTCCAAACCTTTATAGACTTTACCCTGTCGAGTAACTTCCCAAGGCTTGTACTGCACGTTAACAGTAGAACCATTGCCGACCTGACAATCCATAAGATTCTTAGATCTATCCATAAGCTCAGGTGCAGAACGAATCATACCATTAGGACCATGAACCTTACGCTTGATTACAATCGTTGGTCCTTCTTCCTTGTCCTTTACGGTGTAGCCTTCTGCTCGAAACTTATCAGCAGTAGCTTCATCGACAACAACATTAATTGTATACACTGGCTCATAGGTAGTATTAGGTTGAGTAATACTAGCCCAATAAGCAACACCAGATACAATAGCCATATACAAACTC